AAAAAATAGGGGTTAAATATCAGTCTTATCAAAGATATGAAAACCTTGTTATAATTCCTAACGCTCAAATCGCTGTAAAGGTCGCTAAGGCTTTAAAAACAACCGTAGAGGAACTTTATTCTGCGACATCGTAAAGTTCTTCTACGGTCGTTTTTAATGCTTTGGCAATATCAATCGCAATCATAACCGAGGGCAAAATAGTTCCGTTCTCGTAACGTTGCAAAGATTGATATGTGATATTGACCATAGCGGCTAATTGCCGTTGGGTCAAGCCTGACTTTGTGCGATATTCAAGAATTTTATTTTTTTTCATAACACGCCTTAAAATGCTTGACATCGTATTTGATGTGTGGTAGTATTTATACATCAAATATGATGTTAGCCGATAAATAGAAATATAGTAAACGAAATTATACAACAAATCGGTTGTGTTTGTCAAGACCACAAAGCAAGGCGAGAGTGAAAAGGTTTTTAAAGCTTTTAAACGAGGAATTGAGCGGGCTTACCGTTCGGGAGCAAAAACAGGTAATCGGGCAACTGCTCGAAAGAATACCAAAATTAAGGAGAAAGGCAGATGACGGCGAAAACGGCAAAGGACGTTTGGAAAAAAGAGTTTATACGGACGGGCGATTTAAAAGTCCTGTTCGGCTGCGGAGAAGATAAAGCCGCAAATAATGAAAGAAGTAAAACTCTTTCAGGACAGCACAGGCGGCTTTTTACGCGGCGTTTGCCATACGGACGACTTGCGGGCTTGGTTAGAGCATAACAAGGCAAAGGGGCGGGCAAATGTCTGAAACGTTAAGAGATTTAAGGTTGCAGAATAAAAAGACCTGCGCCGAGGTGGCACAGGCTTTAAATGTAACAAAAAACGCCGTTTCAAATTATGAAAGCGGCATACGGAATATAAGCCTTGAACAAGTTGTTTCTTTGGCAAGGCTTTACGACTGTTCGGAACGCGAAATAATCGACGCGGCTCTTAATAGTCGCTTCTCCCGATAAGATAGTCGGCGGAAACGTCGAAAAAGTCGCACAGGCTTTTTAAAACCGATAAAGACGGCTCTCTGATATTTGATTCGTAATTGGTTATTGCGTTTCGGGTTAAACCGATTGCTTCTGCGACCTGTTTAGTTGTCAAATTCTTTGAGTGACGAAGTTCTTTAAGTTTTTGTCCAAGTGTTTCCATAAAAAAAATATAACACAAATTGTGTGCAAATGCTTGACAGGTAACAATCTGTGTGCTAATATAGTGTCACAATATGTGTGCAAGATGAACCACAAACAAGGCAGTAATGCAAAGATTTTTCCGACTGTTAAAAGAGTTGAGAGATTTAAGACCAAGCGAGCAAGAAGAGGTTTTGAAACGACTTCTTGAAATATATCCGAATTTAAAAAGGAGAACAGGGAATGAAAGACGAATTTTACGACTACGGAAACAAGCAACCACGCCCGACGTTTAAAGGTGTTCTGATACACTTTTGCGTGTGGGGAATAGCGGCGGGGCTTTTTGTCATCGGCGCGATAATTAACGGCGGGATAACGTTATGAAAGGCGAGTTTGTCGAGGTGACAGAATAATGACGTTTAATATCGATTACAACGGCAATTTTGCGATAAAGTTTACGAACGTACACGAAGCCGATATTGACAGAATCTTAGGGTTTGCCGACGACGAGGACTTTAGCATCGTGTCGCTTAAAGACTTTGTGTTTGAGTTTATCGGCGACGAGGACTGGTTTATAAACGCTTACGCCGAACATATCGGCTCTCCGAATTATTGGAATGATTACATAGTGTTTACCGATAATGCAGTGAAATACATATCCGAGAAATTGAACGTTATAGAGAACGAACTCAAACGCAACAACGTTGCAATTGCGTGCGGCAAAAGATTGAATAATGAAAAAATGGTTACGGAAGCGAGCGAAAACGTCGAAAAAATGATAGACGACTATATTCAGACGGAACTGCAAAAGCCCGTTGAAATTTCCGTTCCGAAACGCTGCGGAGATATCGAAGACTGTTATAAGTCAATGAAAGAGGGCTGTTGCCCCGGGATTTCCGATTATTCAATCGACAATTACGAAAGAAAGGGGTGTCCGATAAAAAAGCGTATACGAGAATGTATATCCTCGGGCAGACCTTTTGAACTTAAAAGAGCATAAAGGAGATGAAAGACAATGAATTTATTTGAAAAAATTCAAACCGTCAGAAGCGAACTACGGCGCGTAAAAATCAAGATGAGCGGTAAGAACACGTTTGCAAAATACGATTACTTCGAACTCGACGATTTTCTTCCGCCGCTGACAGATTTAATGTTGAAGTACAAAATAACGGCTATGCCGTCATTTACGAACGAAGTGGCTTCGCTTACGGTTATTAACAGTGAAAACCCCGACGAGCGATACACGATAACGTCGCCGTTCGGTACGGCAGAACTTAAAGGCTGTCACGAAGTGCAATGCATCGGCGCGGTCGAAACATATCAGAGGCGTTACCTCTATCAGGCAATGTTCGATATTTCCGAAAGCGACGGTTTAAACAAAATGCAGGGAGCGGACGACGAAAAGAAGAAGCCCGCCACGGCGGCGAAATCGCCCGCAGAAAAGGCGAAACTTCAGACAGCGGGAGATAAAGCGGACAAGCCTTTCCCAGAAGCGAAAGACACGAGCGAAGCGATAAAGGCGAAACGAATGTCGGAAATCAAAGAACTTATGGCTACATATTCAGTCGACACTAAAAAGACGACAAACAATATGAAAGAATTTTGCGAGAAATACGGTTTTCCGACCGTGACGGCACTTCCCGATATTCTATATGAGGAACTTTGTCAGAAGATAGCGGGTAAAGTTATTTAATTCGATACAAACCCGAGGGGCGGCGGGTGTGTAAATAAATTTAAAATTATTTGTGGTCAGACACCGCCCCACACAGCCACGAAAGGAGAGATATGGACGTTCAGAAGCCCGTTTATACGGAAGAAATGAGAACAAGGCTTAATTCAATGGTTCGGCTTCTTCGGCAACGCTTTTATACGAAGCAGGAACTTATGCAGATATATAACCTCGGCGAACGGCAGATAAGAATGGCTATAACCGAAATTTCGCATAAATTGCCCGTGCTGTCTACAAGCGGTACGAATAACGGCTACAAGATAGCCACAAGCCCCGAAGAACTTTCACTTGTCGAGAACTCTTGGGCGGAACTTTCAAGCCGTATAGAGGAACTTAACAAACGCATATCGCCCCTTATAAAATTCAGAGAAAAAATAAAATACGGAGTTAGTTAAGACGATGAATAAAGTAATCTTAATCGGCAATCTCACAAAAGCCCCCGAGGGCGGAGAAACCTCGTTGGGCATATCGTACAGCAGATTATCAATCGCCGTAAATCGTCCGTTTACAGACGAAAACGGCGAGAGGCAAGCGGACTTCTTCAACGTTACCGTGTGGAGAGCGCAAGCTCAAAACTGCGTCAGATACTTATGCAAAGGCAAAAAGGTTTGCGTAGTCGGCAGACTTCAAAACCGTGTTTATGAGGATAGAGACGGAAACAAGCGAATGGCGACCGATATAATCGCCGAAGAAGTCGAGTTTCTTTCTCCGGCGAGCAATTCCACGGAAACAGACCAAACGCCGACTAAAGCCAAAACAACGCCGCCAAAACCACAACTTGAGGCGGTTGATGAAGACCTTCCGTTCTGATGAAATGCGCGATATGCGGCGCGACCGTAGAGCGTGGCACGGTTTGCCCGAAATGCCGAAGCAATGTCTTTTCGACAAAGCCGAGCAAATACCACGCTCAGCGGGTTGACGCCGAGGACGGAAAGTTCGACAGCAAATTAGAGCTTCGACGATGGCGCGAGCTGAAATTGCTCGAGCGGGCGGGAGTTATAACGGAACTTAAACGGCAAGTAAGAATACTGCTTATACCGCAAAGCAAGTACGGCAGAGAGATTGCGTATATAGCCGATTTCAGTTACCGGGAAGACGGAAAACTCGTCATCGAGGACACCAAATCGGAAGCGACGAAAACACCGCTTTACAGGCTTAAAAAACGGCTTGTAGCGGAGAAATACGGAATAGAGATTAAAGAAGTCACAAAGTAAAGGAGTTTATCGGAATGAAGTGCGGATTAAAGACGTTTCCGCTTCCGATAGATTTAAGCGACGAAGTAAAACTCGTGGAAGCCGAATTCGGAGTGAACGGATTCGCGGTATATATCAAACTTATGCAGGCGATATACTCACGAGGTTACTATATGAAATGGGATATAGACACTGAACTCTTGTTTATTCGAGATTATTGCTTATCTGCGGTAGGTCGGAATTTAGTGTCCGAAATTGTAGCGTGTTGCGTTAGGCGTGGAGTATTCGATATCCAGCTGTATCAGAAGTACAGCATATTGACAAGCAAGCGGATTCAAGAAACGTTCCTTGTAGCAATGCAGCGAAGTAAGGAGATAGTTTTTGAAAAAAACTACGCTCTTCCTATCGTTTACGAATTTATCGGAAATGCTAACAAAAACGGTAAAAATGTTAACATTTTTTTAAAAAATGTAGACATTTTGCAACAAAAGAAAGGAAAGGAAAGGAAAGGAAATATATCTCTCTCTTCCCCCCCTACCCCCCCAACGGGGGAGAGTGACGAAAACACAGGCTTAAAGGTCTTTCTTGAAAATCACCCGAATATTGAGGTTGACGGATATAACGGAAAAATTTCGGATATCGATTTCGACCGTTTATCGGCGGCTATTGAAGAAAGCGATTACTTAAAAGAGGTAACGTCGTTTTTATGGTTGTGTAATCAGTACGAGAAAATCATCTCGGGCTATTTCAAAACCATTAAACCGACTGCTAAAAGCAAAGCCGACGGAAAGCCCGCCGAAAACTGGACGGATATTTTAGAGAGGTTGTAAATGGAAACGAGTTTAACGACGATCTGCAACGAGATAGAAATAAGCGACAGGAAAGATACGGCAAAAGAACTTTACAGGTTTTTCCGAACGGTTACGCCTCAGTTTTATAAGCAACAAAGCGAACAGGAGATAAAGCAAACGCTTGCGAGCATTCAACTTTTAACGGCAAGCATTCCGCTTAACAGGCTTGCGGAAATGTGCCGCATAGCGGTGAGGGATTATCCGAGCAGAAAAGCAGAAAACCCGAATTGTTATTTTAACCTCGATTATTTACTTTCGTTTCGAGATCAGGCGAAAAGGAATTTACACCCGGCGGGATATTCGGTAATTCTCAATTACGATATTCAGACCGGTGTTACGACTTACGGCGATATAGATTATCTCGATGAAAACTTTAACTACCCCGACGACGCGCCGAGGTATTACGAAGCAAAATAAGGGAAATTTAAAGAAGGAGATGAAAGACAATGGTAACACGTCATCAGACAGTAAAAGCACGCCCGCCGATAAGGGGAGAGAACCCATATCGGGAACGGAAAGCGAAAGTACAGGACAGAGTGAAACGCTCTCGTCAGATTGAATACTGTTTAACGCAATGTCCGCATAGCGATAAGCCTTGCAATGGGATATGCGAAGAACTTAAAAATTTTATCAGTGTAAAGAGAGGTGTAGAAAATGTTTAACGTCGCTTTGGGAGTGTTAGCAATCATCGAACTTGTTGCGCTTGGTGTGTGTGTGGTTAAATACCCGCGAAGCAAACGTTTCGAGCAAAGGCTTGTCGGGGTGTTTCTCTTTATGAGCATAACGATTGCCGTCGTTTGTATCTGCTGCTTAATCGTAACAATTTTCAAGGCTGTTTTTTAGGAGTGTAGCGGAATATGGGAAAATTGAAAGTTACAAACGAGCGTGAATACCTCATCAGGCGGGCAGAATGCCTTTCTAAGGCGTTTTTACAGTCCGAGGAGTATGATTGCTTACCCGATGACAAAAGGCAGGATTTGGCGGTGTTTGCCGTCTTTGTGAAAAATTATTTAAAAAAGGAAAATCACAGAGATGAGTAAAGGCGTAACGCTTAAAGACGACGGAACGCGGCAATGGTCGTTGTTCGACGGGGCGAACCCGTTAAAGATAACAAAACCGTTAAGGCTTATAGAACTCTTTGCCGGAATAGGCGCGCAGGCGAAAGCGCTCGAAAATCTCGGCGTGAAGTTCGAGCATTATCGGATATGCGAATTCGATAAATATGCGGTCGCAAGTTATAGCAGGAGAACGGTTTGGAGAAGAAAAAAGAAAAATTAAAATACATAATGAAATTGATAAAAAACAAATTTAAGAGGTAAAACACCAAAGGGATAAGAAAGACAAATAAAACCGAGGTGTAAAATGAACAGAGCGGAAGTTAAAGAGTATTTAAGACGGTATAAAAGAGCCTGCTCGGACTACGAAAGGGTTAAATATAACCTTTACGCGGTCAATAACGACCTTTACGGGTTGCAAACAACGAAATTCGATAAAATATCCGTACAAGGCGGAAACGGCGTTAAAGAGCGTTTAGAGGGGCTTATGGACAAGTCTGAAAAGCTCGGAAAACAACTCAACGAACTCGGGGATAAGAAAGACGCTATCAGAGAAGAGATAGAACAGTTTATTCGGGTGCTTAATAACCCCGAGTGGGAGAACGTTCTGTTTGACTTCTACATCAAAGACTTGACATACACGGAGATAGAACGGCAACGCGGCTATGCGTGGGGAGTTCCGAAGAACATAACCGCGCTTGCCTGCGTTCGGCTTGCTCAGCTGTGGACGTGTAAGAAGTACATAAAGGAATTTAAAGAAGAAAACAAATAATCAAAAGGCGGAGAAATCCGTCTTTTTTTTATAAAAAATAAAAAAACTTGCGCAAAATAGTTAACATATCATAGAGACTATGATATAATATAATCACAAAGAACAAAGGAGGTAAACGAAATGCAAAAACAAACAAAAAAGCCTTGCTACGAAATAAGCTACATAAAAGTAACTTATGACAAGGACGGAAAGATTTCAAGCATAACCGTCAAAGTCAGCAAGGCTAATGCAAAGCGGTAAGACCGCTAAACCGAAAGGCGGGGGCGAAAGCCCCTTGCCGATTAGGTTAAGCATATTATACGAAAAAAAAATAAAAAAGTCAAGGAGACGAAAGAAATGAATGTAAAGAAAATTTTAGAAAGCACAAAGACCGCAATCGAGGATATGAACGTATCGCCCGATAATCTTGTTTTAGCAATTACAAAGTTGCTTGAAATCACTCACGCTCACGGGCTGGACAAGGAAGCCGTAGAAGCTTTGTCGGAGTGTGGTATAACGCTTGAAATAGAGGGGTGACAAAATGGCGCGCAGTGAAGCTCAGAAAGCCGCAGACAAACGGTACGCAAAGAAAATAAACGGAAAATATAAGCCGTTTATAGTAAATTTAATGCCTGAAGAACTTGAAAGTATAAATGCGGTTATTGCAGCTTCGGGGATGAAAAAAGCCGAGTTTTTGCGTTGGGCAGTCAAAAAGTTGCAAGATGGCAAACATATGTTTTATCCTGCTATATTTCATAAAAACGAGCAAGGGTATTGGGTTGAATTCCCCGATTTGCCAGGGTGTAATACTCAGGGCAAAACAATAGAAGAGGCTTGTAAAATGGCGAAAGAGGCGTTAGCATTGTACTTAGATGGTGCGCCCGATATCGAGCCGAGCCTTGTGGATAATATATCGGTTAGCGGAAGCGATAGTGTTATGCTTATTGAACCCGATAACGATTAAAATCTTTTCTTTTGTGAAAGAAAATTTCATAAAAAAGTTACCAAAAGTTACCGAAAGTTACTTTTCACGTGCTATAATGGTAGCATAAAAATTTATAAACGTCGTCCGAAAGGTCGGCGTTTTTTTGTTATAAGGAGTAACCGTGAGAGGCAAGAAAAGTGATAGCAGAGCAAGGGAACTCGCTTATCAACTTCTTGCGGCGGGAAGAACACCCTCGGAAGTTGAAAGAGAGGTCAAGGCTAAAGGGTATGAGTTTTCGCGAGGAAGCGTATACACAATCAAGAAAGAAATTGAGAAAAATCCAGAAAATAAAAGGGCTTTCAACGAACTTAGGCAACTAAAAAAAGAAGAAATAAGCAAGTTAAATTCCGAAATCCTGAATCGTTCGGCAAACGAACTGATTCGTAGATTGAAAGAATGCCCCGAAAGATTTCCGACGAAAGAACTCGTCACTACTTACGGTATTGCTATGGATAAGCAGCGTATGCTTACCGAAACAGAAACGTCGTCAGGAAATCAGGAACAGTGCGGAAGCGTGCTTGCGCTTACCGATAAACTCAAAGCCCGCCGTGTTGAGGGCGTAGAAGAGCCTACGACCGACGATAAGACGGAAAGCGAGGAAAGCGGTGAGTAATATTCAATTCACGGATAAAATGCTTGACGCGGTTTCTGTGGCGTTAAAACCGCAAGTCAATTTATTAACGTTTGAGGGTACTGTAAGGTCGTCTAAGACCGTTACAGCCGTTCAAGCGTTTTTTTATAGGGTGATACAATCCGACGGCTTTCTTCACCTGATAGCGGGGCGAGATTTCGACACGATAAAGAACAACGTACTCGAAGCGGACGGCTTAGGACTTATCCCGCAGTTTTCGCCGTATTGCAAACTCGAAAAGGAAACTATCGGCGGTAGTTTTGTGCGTATCAAGTTTGGGCGAA